AGACGTGTGATGTAACGGCATTGGGGAGGAGGGTGTCTGGTGACTGCGGTTGCGGAGCTTGTTGGTTGCCAGGAGCCCCGGCTGTCGAATTTCCCGTTGTATCACACGTCTTTGGGTGATGATGCGATTGATTTGGCTGAGCTTGCCGGGTTGCGGTTGTTGCCGTGGCAGGCCACGCTGATTCGGGCTTCGTTGGGCGAGACGAAGGAGTTGACTCAGCTTGGAATTCCGAAATGGGCGGCGTCCAGCGTTTGCTTGATTACCCCGAGGCAGAATGGCAAGAATTTCGTTGTCTATGTGCGGGAGCTTGCCGGGTTGTTTTTGCTTGGTGAGCGGATTATTCATACGGCTCACGAGTTTGCGACTGCGGATGATGCCTGGAAGGAGTTGAAGGGCATCATTGAGGGTTGCGATCTGGATGATGAGTGTTTGCATCCTCATTTGCATGGTGGTGCCGAGGTTTCGATTCGTCACAGTACGAATGGCGGGTTTATTCGGTATCGGGCCAGGGGGAATGGTTCGATGCGTGGGATCACTCGTATCAACATGGTGGTGGCTGATGAGGCTTTCGCTTTGGATGATCGGCAGATGGGGAGCTTTAAGCCGATCATGCAGGCTGCGGATCGCCGGCAGTTGTGGTTGACCTCTAGCGCGGGTTTCGATACGTCGGAGGTGTTGTCGCGGTTCCGCGAGCAGGGCATTGAGGGGTCTAATCCGCGTTTGTTGTTCGCGGAGTGGTCTTGCCCTGAGGGTGCTGATCCGAATGATCGGGATAATTGGCGGGTTGCGAATCCTTCTTTGGGTATTGATGGGATTGCGCCGCTGGATGCCCTTGAGGACAACTTTATGACGTTGTCGGTGCAGGAGTTCGCCCGCGAGCATTTGGGTATGTGGGATGACCCGGCGATGACTTCTGTGATTCCGTTTGATTTGTGGGAAGCGTGTGCGCGGGAGTTTGAGCATGGGGTGTCGCCAATTGTGGGTGATCGGGTTGTTGCTCTTGATGTGGCTCCGCAGATGGAGTGGGCGTCGATAGTTGGCGCGGGTAGGGATTTGTTGGAGCGCAGCCATGTTGAGGTTGTGAAGAACGATCAGGGCACTGATTGGATTATGCCGACGTTTCGGCGGATGGTGGCTTCGGAGCATTGCCCGGTTGCGGTTGCGGTGCAGGCTGGCGGTAAGGGCTCTGTGTATGGGCCCGAGCTTGAGCAGCTTGGTTTGAAGGTTGTGTATTTGTCGCAGCAGGAGGTCGGCCGCGCTACGGCTCGTTTTGAGTCGGATATTGCTGAGAGGTCTTTGACGCATTATGACGATCCGCATTTGAAGTCGGGTTTGGGTGGTGCGGATAAGTACATGATTGGTAATGAGCGTGGCGGCGGCTGGGGCTGGTTGCGGCGGGGCACTTCGGTGGACATTACGGGGATTGTGGCGGCGTCTTATGCGAATCACCTTTTGAAGTTGGTTGAGGTTGAGCGCACTTTGGCTGCTCCGAAGAGATACAGGATGGCGAAGAGGCGTTGAGTTACTTTACGAGCGAAACAAGTCGCTATGGCACTGGTTACAGTGTTGGTGTTGAGATCCCTTCTCGTATTGAGCCTGGTGAGGTTCGCGAGTATGTGGCCGAGGTGTTTTATCCGCATTTTCTGAGGACTAAGACGGTCAACGATGAGATTAAGCGTTGGGCGTCTGGTCAGCAGCCGGATTATTTGCTTGATCCGGATGCTACGTCGGAGAAGCGTGCGTTGTTGGCGTTGGCGAAGACACCGTGGGTTGGCCTTGTGGTGGACAGCTTTACGCAGTGCTTGTATGTGGATGGGTATCGCTCTGAGGGGAGTAAGGAGAATCTGCCTGGGCCTTGGCGTACTTGGAATGCGAATGGGATGCAGGCTCGTCAGGTGGGGATTCACCGGGCTGCGTTCACTTACGGGTATTCGTATGCTTCCGCGTTGGCCGGCACTGCGTTGGATGGCGGGGATCAGGCTGTGTTGCGTGGTTGGTCGCCTCGACGTTGCCTTGCGTTGTATGAGGATTCGGTCAGTGATGATTGGGCGAAGTATGCGCTGATCTTGTTGCAGGACGGTAAGACTCTGCGGTTCTTCGATGATGAGCGTTGGTATGACGTTTCGATGCCGTCTGCGGGGGATTTTCCGGCCGATTTGCCTGTGCGCCAGGTGTATCACGGCACGGGTGTGGTTCCGATTGTGCGGTATCTCAACACGATGGATCTTGATGGCAAGGTTCTGGGTGAGGTTGAGAAGTTGGTGCCGATTGCGAGCCGGATCGATAAGACGTTGTATGACCGTCTGCTGTCGCAGCACTACAACTCGTGGAAGATCATCACGGCGACTGGGTTGGATGAGTTGACTGCTGATGCTTCTGATGAGGATCGCGAGGATGCGGAGTATGAGCTTTCGCAGAATCGGCGGGTGTTGGCGACGGGGAATCCGGATGCGAAGTTCGGTGTGATTCCGGAGACTGCTCTTGATCCTTTTGTGAATGCTTTTGAGTCGGATATTTCGACGTTGGAGTCTGTGGCTCAGTTGCCGCCGTCTTGGTCTTCGCGGTTGGTGAATTTGTCTGCTGATGCTTTGGCTGCTGCTCGTGCGGCGACTACGCAGAAGTTGTTTGAGCGGAAGGTGAATTTCGGGGCGTCTCATAATCAGTTGATGCGTCTTGCGGCCCATATTGAGGGTGATAAGGCTGCGGCTCAGAATTTTGAGGCGACTGTCACTTGGGCTGATACGGAGATTCGGTCTTTGTCGCAGGTTGTTGATGCTTGGGGTAAGGCTGCTCAGATGCTTGGGGTGCCGAAGTGGGCGACGTGGATGAAGATTCCTGGCGTCACTGAGGATGAGGCTCGTATGTGGTGGCAGAACCTGCTGGAGGATTCTCCTGAGGCCGAGTTTTTGCGTTATTACGGGAATTCTGCGTCTGCGAATGGGAATCCGAGTCCTGATACTCCGTCTGTTTCTGATGCTCCGGTGGCCGACGAAGACTAGGAGGTGTGATCTGTGTCACAACCTCGAGGGCCGCAAGCCTCTGACCAGCCAAAACCGCTCTCCGATCTGGCTTTCTACTTGGCGGTGAAGCACCAGGAGGAGCAGCAGTCGATAGCGGGTAAGGCGGCAGCCGGTTTAGCACTGCTGTGGCCGCTGTTGCAGTTCGCCAAATTGGATGAAACAACACCCGGCTGGCTGCATGCGACAACGCTTCAGATCGAAAAGAGCTTCCGCGAGTCCGAAGAGGCCGCATTCGGTTTCGTTCAGGGCTCTAAATGGTCGGTTGAACCACTCTCCAAGCCTTTGAAGAAGGTGGAGACTGTGTTTCCGGTCAAGGATGTGCAGTTGGCTATGCGGGCCACTGGCCCTGCGGTGGTGAAGAAGGGCACCAAGGTCGCTTTTAGTGACCCTGAGAGCGATTCTGGGCGACTTTTATCGGTATCCGAGGGTGATGTGCCACCGAAGGGAATTGAGGAGCTTGCTGATCGCCTCATGGCGTGGGGGAAGTTGAATTCCACAGGTGCCGGCGTCAAGCACGTTTTGAACGGAGGTAGGGGTGAGGTTCAGCAACTCGTCGTCGCGGATGCCACTGAGCGCATTAAGAACCGCGAGACGATTGGCTGGGCGCGTTTCACCGAGGACTCTGAGACGGGCCCGTGCTACTTCTGCGCGGTTTTGGCCTCGCAAGGGGCGGTCTACCTTTCGGACGGCTCGTTCGACCGGTCTGACTCCATGATCCGCGAGGTGAATAAGTGGCGGAAGGAGCGTCGGGCGTTCCTGGGTGACGGTTTGGCGAAGGTTCACGATCACTGCAAGTGTTCGATCCGGCCGGTGTACCGCAAGCAGGACGGCATGGATGCTCGTGCGAAGTACTTTGAGCGGCAGTGGAAGAAGATGTTCAAGGACTCGCCTTGGTTGAGGTCTTTGGAGGGCTCCGAGGATCTGAAGCAGTTCCGAAGGGTTTACAAACGTCCACCTCCGTATGCGGATCGGCCGGTGGTGAATCTTGCTGCGGTGCGCCGGAACCGGGAGCTTGTCGCCCAGGAGTTGGGTGAGAGATCCCCGCAGGCGCGGTGGTGGGATCGGCAAGTGAAGGCATTGTCTTCATAGCCGGAAAATGAAGTTTCACAGGGATTTGGCCCTGGAAGGCGCGTTACAGCCTGCGCCGTTGAAGTGGCTGGTTTAGGAAAGTTGCTGTGGATATGAATGATTCAGCGGTGGTTGACGAGGCTCTGGCGGCTGTGGGTGAGGGAAGCGGTAAGGCTTCTGAAACCCTTGGCCTTGCTGATGTCGAGGTGACTGATAGTCCGACCGACTCCGGAGCGGTCGAGAATGAAGTTGCCGAGGTTGAGGCATCACCGGAGTTTCGTCCGATTGAATCGCAAGAGGCTCTTGACAATTTGCTTAAGAGCCGACTGGAACGCGCCCAGCGGAGCGCGGATAAGCGGTATCAGAAGCAGGTTGATGAGCTTGCGTCCCGGCTCAAGGAGTATGAGGATGCGAAGCTCTCTGTGGATGAGAAGAAGGACAAACGCCTGACTGAGCTTGAACAGAGCTTGGCTGAGGCTAATGACCGGTATCAGAAACTTGAGCGCACCCGCATGGTGGAGTCTTTGGCTCGCGAGATGGGTTTGCCCGAGAAATTTTGGGGCCGGGTGCAGGGTGACACCGACGACGAGATCATCTCCGATATCAATGACATGCTTGAGGGTTTGCCTCGCAGTGAACGCCAGAG